GTGGAGATGCAGGTTTTTGGGATTAGCTCGTGTGTTAGCAAAGTGCAAGATATGTTCAAGGATACACGAGCTGCGGTTGATGGACTGAGAACAATCGGTGACATGGCGGCATCTATAGATCAGGGATTGAAAACTCTGACTGATCCTGTCGTCATTAGCAACGCCTTACAGTTCATTAACAAATTGATGGATGATTCACTTATGTTTGTCTCTGGAATGTTGTTGATTACGAAAGGAAATGAGCTTATGCAAGGAATAGGCTTGATCCAACTTGGAAAATTATTAATGGGTTACGTGGCGCCCCAACTCTCTAAGCCACGAGACATGGTCGTCACACAGTCTGGCGATTGTGACTACCCAGGTTGGATTAAAGCGTATGCCAAATACGCAAAGGTGGCTTTGTCTGCCATATCAGGTTATTCTACTCGTAATTTGCGAAAATATGTTGAAGTGATGGTAGAAGGAAAAGATGGCATGAATATGGTGATGGGAGCAATAGAGGCTGTTCTCAATTACATAGTGCAAGGAGACAAGGTTCTCTATGTGTATGTTTCAGAAAAAGCAGCTGCTTTTGTTAAGGAAGTAGCCTCTGGAGTGACCTTCGCAAATGTAGATGGGCTGAGATCTATGAAGGTAGAAGTTGATGTGTTAACGATGTCTATGGAACGAGAAAGACTACCACCAACGTATTCTCATTACTGCAAGAAGTTTGATGATGCTGTGTTGGAGCTGAAGAGACAGAAAGACACTTTGAGTTCCATACCGGAGCCTATTGGAGTTTATATCTACTCTACTCCTGGTGTTGGAAAATCAACTGTATTGTGTAAGGTGTTGCCAGCTATTCTTATGAACTTGCTGGGACTGCCAGTTGAAGACTATGATAACTTTACAGTTAACATGACGATGGACAGCATGGGTAGAAACGATAATTATGATGGACAACCATTTGCCATCATAGATGAGTTTGGTAGCAACAGAGAGTCTGGAGAAGCTGCTATGGTTTTGAAGTTAATATCTCAATACTCAGAACCAATACAGTCGGCTTTTATGGAGCGAAAAGGGAAAACCTTCCGATCAAGATTGTTGATGTTATTGAGTAACATGCCTTCCGTAGAAGTACATTCAGCGAAAGTGAATAACCCGCAAGCTTTTGTTAGGCGATTTGCGGGAAGATCATTCCAGGTGGTGTTACGTAGGCAGCGCCAAGGAGCCGATGGAGGATTAGAACCAATGCCGTTTGATTATTTGGAGTTTCACAGAGGTTTAACAGAGGTTCTTGATAGAAGTACGGCTGATACGAAGTTTAACGCTATAGCGGCGTTTGTGGATTCATATTTGGTGTTTAAGAGGCTTGATATAATTACTGGACAAGTTGATTTGGGTGCAGCTCCTGTTCCATTTGGAGATTTTGTACGCTCTCTACGGAGAGAGTGGCTTGACCGTGAAGTTTCTTATGATCATGCAGAAAATCTCATGAAGAGGATTGTGGTGCAGAGCGACGATGAAGAAGTTTTCTCTCTGGCAAGAGAGCCTTGTGAGGTTATTTTGCAAAGTGATGAACCTTTATTGGCTGCCGAAGAAGAGTTGCCGACCTATATGGAAGCGGTAGAGTTTGGAAGACATGATGACATTCTGTCTTTGCATAGTGATCTCAAAATGGTCAAGAGCACTGATAAGAAAGAGTTTGCTAGATATGCTGCGGAAGTTAAAAGAGCTCTTGAACAGCGTGGAGTAACACCAAGTCAGGAGTGCACCGGTAAAGAACTGGCAACAAGTCGCGATCAGTTATTGAAATGGTTGTGTGATTGCGTGGGTGATGTGCAGCCTGCATATCCTGGATTACAAAGGTGGTGGTCCAGTATGTTGAGAGTCGCCGGAGTGGGCGTTGCTGTGGCAGCTGTTGCGATGGGACTAAAGAAGATTGTGAGTATGATGACATCAGCTGTTGCAGAGACGCAGAGTGGCTATTCCAGCTCTAATTGGAAAATTCGCCCCAAACCAATAACGGGGCAAGGAATGAATCACGTGCTGTTGCAAGATAGCTCAGTTGATGAAAGGCATGAAAAGATTCGAAAGAATTTACGGAAAATGAGAATCAGAGACGCTGAAGGAAATGTCGTTAATTCTACGACTGTGACGTGCTTAACGAACAAATTGATTGTTACGAACAATCATTTTATTGAGAATTGTAAGCTTGGAAAGCATATTGCAGAAATATCAGAGCATGATTTTGACGGAAGTATATTGAAATATTGTCCCATTTCACTGAGTGGATGTACCGTTATGAAAGTACCAGACGATCGAGAGTTTTCAGATTTGGTCGTAGTGCACATAGGAGCTTTTACCATTAGTAAAGCCAGGGATATAACGGCTTTTCTTATTTCGAGAGAAGAAGCTGTTAAAATGGTTGATGCCACGCTCTTGGCTTTGAATTATGACTACGATATTGATGGAAGTGTGGATATAGGAAAGTGGCACAATGTGTACTATGAAACGAAAGAAAATCAGGTGCGAAAGATTAGAGTTACGCGAGGGTTTAGATTCTCAACTAACTCAGGAGATTGTGGAAGACCATACGTTCAGAAAACACATAGGCCGATATTGGGCTTCCATTGTGCGGCTTATGCTAACGCTGAGCAGTCTGGAATTGTAGGTTTAGTGCCAGTGTATAAGGAGGATCTTGATGCGATGGAATTTAAAGATGATGGCATGGAAGGATTTGCTAGTTGTATGACACATGAGATCGTTAGTATTCAGTGTGAATTCAATCCTCTTGAAGTTGAAGATAGAGTGCCAGTTCCTATGGTTAAGGATGTGCGAATTAATAATTGTGTTATTCAATCGCACCAGAATCCAGTATCACAAATTGTTCGAATGAAAAGGAATGGAGTGTCTTTTAATCATCCTGACTGGCCCGACACTATGATGCCTGCTGCTTTGAGAAAGTTTGGCGAAGTATCTCCATGGAAAGTGGGTATATCGAAATATATACCTAAGCAAATGATGCCAATACCAAACAATGTGCATGTTACAGTGTGCAATTATTGGTGTGGGTTAGTAGAAAAGAGGAAAGCACGAGTGTATGTTTTGGATGAAGCGATCAATGGTGTAACAGATCCAGATGGAATGAGACCTCTCCAATGGAGCACAGGAATGGGAGTATGGGCAACCCCATTTAAGGAGACTGGGAAAAGAGCTCTCTTTAAGAACGTTGGGAGTGAACAAGAACCACGGTATGTGTTGTCTGATGCTGCATCAAATGTCGTTCATCCTTTGTATGGGCAAACATTCGTGCAGAGGCTTGAAACCTTTGAGAGTATGATAGAAATGCGGTTTGTTCCGTTTTCGCCATGGATTGCGACACTAAAGGATGAGTTGCGTCCGCGTGAAAAGGTAGAACTTGGGAAAACGCGGATTTTCGAGCAGCCGGGTATAGACTACACAATAATGTTACGCAAGTATTTTGGAAATTTTCTTGACTGGTATAAAGCGAGAGCAGGTTTTGAGTGGAGTCATGGAATTGGACAAGACAAAGAAACAGTGTGGAAGGCATACTACGAGGGTTTGCTGGAAGTTGGAGATGGAGAATATGCATTTGATGTGGATTACTCAGGCTATGATGGAAGTGTGTGTCAACAAGCGTTTGAATTCTTCAAAGTAGTTACAGATAAATTCTACGAAGGAATAGAAGATCCGAAGGAGAGAGTTCGAGCGAAGAATGCGAGGCATGCTTTAATAGAAGGATTACGATCTGCGTATGTTGTCATGCGCGAATGGATGTTACAGACAAGCCAAGGAAACAAG